TTGCTCAGCCATTTAGTTCTCCTTATGCGCGAGTATAGCCACGAGGATCTTCAACAACCCCCTCGACTGTATCGTCGTTAATAATGCGGAATTCTCTTCCGTGAATTTTAAATCTAGTACCTGCGTATGCACGTGTTAGAACAAAATCACCCTCTTTACACCATGGACCTGTAGGAAATCTAGTCTCGTCTTTATAAGCTAGGTCACCTACTTTTACTACAAACAAAACTACTGTGGAATGTTCTTCAATAGTTTTAGTTGAATCTGCTTTTACAATGCCACCTTTATATGTTTCTGAAGCATCAGGAATTGCACAAAGAATCTTGTATCCTTTAGGTTCAGGCAACTGTAGACCACGTTCTTCAATCGGTATATCTTCTGCTTCTACTGCGCCTATCGTTGGAATAACAATCGGTCGACCATTTGAGTCTAACAGATTCTTATTCATTGTGAGTATGTCACTCATCGTTGTAAGTCTCCATTCGTTCTGCAAGGTCTTTTATGATGCTTTCTGCGACGGATAGACCTCGAATATATCCTGTCATATTTTGGTACGAAGCAAAATCTTTTGCTGCTCCGTCTCCTAAATTTATTAATACTGTTCTGCGCTGATCCTCTATTCGAGACAATAATAGTTCTAGCGTTTGGTCCATATGTTACTCCTTAGGTTTTTGTAATTCCTTTTGCTTATTAGCTTGTTCTTTTTGATGTTCCAAGTTAGCTTCATGTTGGCGTTTTTGTAACATCATTTGATTTATTTTTTCCATATGACTTAAATCAGTTTGTTTATGGCCGTGTTCAAGGTCATGTTTTCTATGCTGTTGTTCTGCACCAAACTTCATTCCCTCTAACATGTTGTCAGTTTTAGTACGCTCTTCTTCTGCGTCTAATTTTTTATTATCCATTACTGCTTTAAATCCTAACTGAGCACCAGAAATTCTTTCTTGAGTTTCCATTTTAGCTTTTTCTAATTCTAGTTTAGCTTTTTCTAATTCAAGTTTTTGTTGATCTAGTGCTTGTGAAGCTTGAAGTTTTTGTTGTTCAAGTTCATGATCAGCCATCATTTTTTGCGCTTTGGCTTGTGAGTCTTGTTGCTTAATTTGAAGTTCTTGTTGTTGCATTTGAATCAATGGATCATTTTGTTGAGCTTCATTTTGTTGTTGTTGTATCGCAGCAGAATCTTTTTGATTTAGTTTTTGTGCAGCTTGAGCAACTAAACGTGATAACTCTACTTCAACATCTTCTGGTAAAACTTCATCAGGATTTGGTAGAGGTGCACCTAATTGTTCTTCAATTTGTTTTCTATATTCAAACGCTAAGTGTTCTGCAATATGTGCTTCCATAGCAGCTTGAATGTTTGCGGCATTAGGACTTTGACCAGCAATTTGTGCTAATTTAGGATTATCTTTGAATGCCATATGAACTGTAATATGAGCTTCATGATCTTGATAGATAAACGCTTTAACAGGTTCACCTGTAATCATAGCCATATTTTCAGATACTGGATCTTTTGGTTTCTGATCATCGCCAGACGGAATAAGCTTACTAATATTTTTAACACCTAATACTTCAAGCATTTGTTTATTAAGCTCTTTCATATCATAAATGTCAGGATTGCCTTGTGCTAACTGCATCACAGCTTGATACTGAACAACTTTTTGTGACATCGTAGCAGCGTTAGGATCTGATACTGGTATGACATCTACGTTATCATAGTCTGCTTGTTTAGCACGACGATCACCTACATCTGGATCATATGAATATTCTTCTGGAGTGTAATCACGAATAATGCCTTTAAGAAGTTTAAACTCTTGTTTCATCGCATAGTAAATACGAGCTTGTACAGCTGACATTACTTTGAGAGTTCTTTCTAAGATTGCTAGTGTAGTACCGACTGGAGCGTTAGCAGACATATCAGATACTTTTAATCCGTCTGCATTAGCGAACGCACGACCTTCTTCTATAATCTTATCCATTAGCAATGCTAATGTTTGACTTGGTTCTTTATATGGTAGAGGTAATATATTATCCCTGATAGCGCCACTTGGTACATCTACGTCACGCCATTCACCTGGTGCAATCGGAGTATCATCGCCTTTAATGCGTAGACCACGTGACTTCATACCGCCTGGTAAATTTGATAAAGTACCTGCGTCAACAAGTTGACGTAATATCATCGTACCTGATTTAGCGAAGGCACCTATCAAATGAATTAAACCAAAGCAATAGAATCCAAATCCTGGAATGTAACCATAGTGAACAAAGTGTTGACGCTTAGCTTTTAATTTATCTTCTGGGTCCCAGTTACGTCTAATCGCTAGAATAGTACCTGTACCTTTTTCAATTGTTACAACATATGGTAGCGCTATGCCGTCTTCACTATCACCATTTTCTAAATCTATTGTGACGTGCATTTCTAAGATTTTATATCGATCATCTTCTGATGGGTTAAAGCCCATCTTTTCTGCAATTTTTTTCTCAGCTTCATCAACATCTAAGAACGGCTCACCTAAATCTACATCGCGATAAAATCCAGCTACTTGTAATTTGCGAATTTCATTAGGAGTCTTACGCATCATATGCGTTACTCGTTCAGCCATTTCTAGTGATGACGCACCATATGGAACTACAATATCTTCTGCAGTTACATACATAGAAACTTGGCGTTCTAAGTTAGGATCATAATAAACTTTCTTAAAAGCATTACCTGCTAACCCTAGTCCCCATAACATTCTTTCATGTTCAGGACGATACTCAGGCATCTTATCAGTCAACTGCAAGTTCATGTCTTCTTGAACTCGTTGAGCAGAGTCTTCTTTTTCTTTTGTAATTTTACCTACGATTTGTGTTTTGACTGGGCCTGCTGCTGGAAATGTTTCCATCATTGTTTCAGCTTGGAATTTAACCAGCGCTTCAGTCATAAGTGGGTGGAACACATTACATGCGCCTGGCCAGGGTTCTGTTCTATCTTCTACTTTTAAACCTAGTAACTCTAAGCCCTCAACATAAGTTGTAAGCCAATCTTTTCTTGATGCTATATCTGCATCGTACTCACCAATTAAATCTCCTGATAATTGTGTAAGTTGTCCTTCATCTAATTCTTCAGCTAAGTTGACATTGAACTCATCGCTACCTTCTGTACCAGGTTGAATAGTAATTTCCATACTACCATCATCTAACGTAACTGAATCTGGGTTTTCAATTTCAATTGAGAGTGCAGCATCTGCCATGGTAGGTTCTGCGTCCATGCCTATTGGAGCTTGATATAAACCTTTATCTATGTTTGCCATATTTCATTTCCTTATAACGCATATAATTTTTTACCACGACTTGGAATACCATATATCTTATCGTCTTCTTCATCACTTGGTAGTTGAATAAATCCACCTTGTCTAAACCTCATTAATGCAAGTGTTGTACTATCTACTAAGTCGTCATTAGCACCACTTGGAAAATCATTACATTCTTCTATTACTTCTTTAGCCCACCGTCTATCGGGAGCCCACACTATACCACTTCTAAATAGATCCGACACGGCATTAACTCGACTTATTTTGTCTTGCCCTTTACCTGGGGTAAACTCACCAACAGGGATGCCCATACGTCTAAACTCTTGATAGAGTGCAGCGCCGTTAGATTTCTTTTCTACTAAGAATGCATCAGGTTCCCATTCTTTATATTCTTGCATACAAAGTTCTTTGAGCTCTGGAAACTCTAGTCGTTTTTTAATTGAATTTAATAGTATTATATTATAGTTATTGGTTTCTTCGTTAAAAAAGACGCCCCATGTTGTTAGTGCATTATAGTCAGCACGGTTATTAGCTTCTTGAGCCGCGTCTAAACTCATAATTGTAAACTCACATTTCGGAGGATCTTCTTTCTCCCATATCTTCCACCAGTCTCTTTTAATCAATGCACCTTCTTCTGACACTGGGTTTTGTAAGTATTGTGAATTCCAATACCTAATATCTAATGCAGCTTTCTTAGCTTTTAATTCTTCTAGTGGCCAGAACTCAGGCCATAAACTTCGTTCTTTCTCAGTACCTTCATTTAATATAGCTGGAAACTCTACTACCTCCCAGTCATCCACTTCGTCATTCTTCACCATTTGGTTCACAATCTCGCCAGTTAAGTCTAGCTTAGACCACCTAGTCATTACTACGATAATCGCACCACCAGGCATAAGACGCTGTAAAGGGCCAGACTGAAACCACTCCCAAGCAGGCTTAAAAACGTCAGGTCGTCCAAGTTTAGCATCCTGTTCAGAGTGTGGGTCATCAATGATAAACAGATCAGCCCCGCGACCAGCGAGGGCACCACCAACACCAATTGCAAAGTATTCCCCATTATAGTTTGTCCCCCATCGTGATGCTGATTTACTATCTGCTTGTAGTTCTACTTGAGGAAATATGTCTTTATAAGCGTCACTACCCACCAAGTTACGAACTCGCCTACCAAAGTTAACAGCAAGATCAGCGGTATGAGACGCCATAATAACCTTTTTGTTAGGATACTTTCCCAAAAACCAAGCAGGCGCAAGATATGAGATAAGCTCAGATTTCCCGTGTCTTGGCGCAATATTAACAATAACTCGTTTCTTTTTGCCCGCGGCAATGTCTTCAAATATGTTCGCAAGTCTTCTATGATGTGCTCCTATCATGTAGCCTGGGTATACGTGCTGAATAAAGTCTAAGAAGTTATCCTTGCCATGTTCTTGTACCCAATTCTTCTTAAATATCCTTAGCTTATCTAACGCTAGTCTCTTCTGTTCCGGCTGCATATACGGAACCATCTGCATTAACTCTGCTGCTTTCTCAGGGGTTAATCTTTCCTCTTCCTTAAGAACTAACGCCATCTGTCTTTTCTTCCACTACTTCTGCTTCTATGGTTTGCGCGGGTTCTTTCAACAGCCCTTGTTTCTTAAAGTCGTTTAACATAGATAGAAGTTCTTTCTCAACCTCTTCCATACTTTCTAGTTTGTGTGTGACCTCAGTCTTTTTCTTGAATGCATCTACACCGTCAACCTCGCCTAACGCCCTTAACGCTGTTGTCTTTTCTTTGGGATTATCTGTAGACTCAATGATCTTAACCAAGTTATTTACTACGTATAACTTAAAATCGGCTAGGTCTTGAACTAACATACACTGCGTCTGTCCGACTAACCCAGCTAAAAACGCCATGGTCTCATTAGTATAAGTTCCAAACTCAGGTTTAAGTAGTGGATTGGTCATCATTTGTTTAGCTAAGTCGACTGCGTCCTTCTGATCTTTGTAACTAGGTTCGATAGGCTCACCTTTTAAATCAGATATGACTTTGATTGTCTCTGCCCTTACCGTAATTTCCTCTTCCATGCTCATTTCAGGCGTAGCATCTTTAGAATTTTTAGGTAATGGGACGTTTTCCTCAATGTTGGGCATCATAATTACGTGAGAAACGTCGTGTTCGGGGTTATCCCCTTGATTTTGTTGGACAATTTTGTCTGTCATGTGTCGCTGTTACACCTTTGATTAGAATTTGCAGCTTATTTTGGGATTGTAACACAGCTTTCACAGAAAACAAGGTAGAATATTGTTATGAAAGACCTAATTATAATTACTATCACCGGTATTTTCTTTTGGCTTGTGGCTACTTGGCCTATGCCTGGTCTTACGTCGTGAAAACTACGTTAACTAAGAAGAATCTAGAGATACTTTACAACATGGCGTGCCAGATGGCGCCTTTTAATACCCTTCCTATGCCTAAGTCTTCTAAAGTTAAGTTCAAAGTCATTAAGAACCCTAATATATATGGTTGTTTTGATGAGCATGAGATGGAAATCCAGATAAGTTCTAACGCTTGTGGTCACTTTACAACTATATTCCAAACGCTCCTCCACGAAATGGTCCATTTAGCTCTTTATGTTCGGGGCGATAATGACTTCCATGAACACGGTGTTAAATTTCTTCGTATTAAAAACGTCTACTCCGAGCTTTACAACTTCGATCCCAAGGCTATTTAGCTGTAAACCTTTGCTTTACACCCTACTTTCCACATTTTTTTGTAGAAATTTTTTACAATGTGCCTCTTTTTTAAGCATGGGGGTACCTAGCAGGGACGGGGTTTTCTAAATTTGTGTGACTATTTATGCTGGGCTCAATGAGGGAACATGGTGGGACTCCGTTTTTTAAACTTGGTGGGTAGGGGGTAGGTGGGTGTCCTACTATGCGACTATGTCGCGCCTCGTTTTCTACCGCGTCCACCGCGTTCGATCGCGTCAACTTAGTTTCTACCTTGTCCGCCTCGCGCGTGTAGTTCCTACCGCGTCCACCGCGTTCACTACGTTAAAGCCTCGTCCACCTTGCGCACCATGTTGGTGCATAAACACCAAGTTCACTAAGTCCTCTCTAAGTCTTTGATTTAAAAGGGTTCACGCGGTTCATGTTTTATTCGATCGCGTTCACGTCGTAAGTATTTGATTTTAAACGGAAGTTCATGAAGTTCACGAAGTTCATGCTATTTTTAAGG